AAATAAGTCATGAAGATTATCAACAAGCTATGGAAAGTATAAAAAATATGTTTAAATCCATAGCAAAACAAAATGAAAAGAAATGAGGTGGAAGAAATTGAGTCAAAATGTAGGTACAATAGATTTAGAATTGTTATTAAAAAGTGAAAAATTTAAATCTGAATTAAATGGATTACAAGGGCAAGCAAATCAAGCCTCAACTAAAATTTCTGGAGCCTTAAAAGGAATTGGTAAAGCAGCATTAGCTGCTTTTTCTGTTGCAGCCGTTGTTAAATTTGGAAAAGCATGTTTACAAGTAGCAACAGAAACAAGCAATGCATGGATAGGATTAAATTCTATATTGACTGGGCAAGGAAAAAGTTTTTCTCAAGCTCAAAAATTCATTGAAGAGTATGTAAGTGATGGTTTAGTTCCTTTGAATAATGCAGTTACTGCATATAAAAATTTAGCAGCTAGAGGTTATTCATCAGACCAGATTAAAAAGACAATGACAGCATTAAAAAATAGTGCTACATTCGGAAGACAAAGCACTTATTCATTAGGCGAGGCAGTTCAAACTGCATCTGAAGGTCTAAAAAATGAAAATAGTATTTTAGTTGATAATGCTGGTGTAACAAAAAATGTTGCTAAAATGTGGGAAGATTATGCAAAATCAGTAGGAAAAACAACAAACCAATTAACACAACAAGAAAAAATAAATGCAGAAGTAAATGGAATATTAGAAGAAACAAAATTCCAAATGAACGATGCAGCAATTTATGCAAATACATACTCTGGTAAAGTTGCTCAATTAAATTTTGCTTTCACTACAATGAAAACTGCTATTGGTAATGTAATACAACCTATTGCAAAATTATTTATTCCAATATTAACCGCAGCTGCGAATGCAGTAACAAGATTATTCACTGCAATTGCTGGTTTAATGTCAATGTTTGGATTAAAGGCAGACAGTGTTGAAACAGTATCAAAAGGGTTAGGAGGAGTCGCCGATAATGCAGACAAAGCAGCCGATGCAGTAAAAGGTGTTGGCGATAGTGCAGGGAAAACTGCAAAGCAAGCAAAAAAAGCAGCCTTACAATTAGCTGGTTTTGATGAAATGAATAAACTAACTGACAATAGCAGTAGTGGTTCTGGAAGTGGTTCCGGAGGTGGAGCTGGAGGTGGAGCATCAGCCCTTGCAGAGTCATTAGATGTATCAACCAATATACAACAAGATACATCAGCATTTGATGGTATGTTGAACAAAGTAAAAGAGTTGGCAAATATATTTAAAGAGGGCTTTAAAGTTAGTTTTGGAGATACAAATTTCGATGGAATTTTATCACATTTAAGCAATATAAAAAAATCATTACTGGATATATTTACAGATTCTAATGTTGTTAACTCTGCAAACAATCTTGTAAAAACATGGACTTATGCATTAGGACAATCAGTCGGAGCAATTGCAAGAATTGGAGTGAATATTGCTGAAGGACTAGTTGGAAGTGCAGATGGATATTTACAAAAAAATTCTGAAAGAATAAAGAAATTCTTAATAAGTATGTTTGATGTAACTGCAGAAAGATTTACTTTTGTTGGAAATTTCATGGAGGCTATTGGAAAAATATCAGATGTTTTTGCTGGAAAAGAGGCAAAATCAATTGGTACAAGTATTATTGAAATGTTTGCAAATCCTATTATGTCTGTCTATGATGTAATAAATAAATTCATAACGGATTTAACAAAATTATTAGTAACACCAATTATAAATAATTGTGATCTAATTAAGCAAACAATCCAGAATACTTTAGGACCTATATCAAGTATATTTGGAACACTAGCTGAAATAATGACTGCATTAGGAGATAAGATAAATGAAATTTATACAACATATATAAGTCCATTTCTTGAAAACTTATCTATTGGAATGTCAGATACATTCGGAAAATTTTTAGAATTTTGGAATACTTATATTGTTCCATTCCTAGATAATGTTGCTAATGGATTTTCACAATTATGGACAGAACATTTAAGTCCATTGATGGATAAAATAGGTGGGCTAATTGGCTCAATAGTTCAAGCAATTCAAGCATTATGGAATGGTGTATTGAAACCAGTAATAGATTGGATTATTCAAAATGTATTGCCTAAATTAGTTCCAGTATTCGAAGCATTATGGAACACGATAAAAACCGTATTCGGACATATTGCAGATGCAATAGGTGGAATAATAGATTTCTTCAAAGGTTTAATAGATTTTATTGTTGGAGTATTTACTGGAGATTGGAGCAAAGCTTGGGATGGAATAAAAAATATCTTTAGTGGAATATGGAATGCAATAAAAGGAATAGTTCAAGCAGTATGGAGTGCAATTAAAGGAATTGTAGAGACAGTTATAAATGTTATAAAGGCAATAATTACTACTGTCTTTAATGCTATAAAAACTATAATCACTAATATTTGGAATGGAATCAAAACATTTTTTACAAATATATGGAATGGTATTAAAGATATGATTTCAAATGTGATAAATGGAATAAAAAATACTATATCAAATGTGTTTAATGCAATAAAAAATACTATTACTAATATATGGAACAATATTGTAACAACTATTAGTAATGTATGGAACACCATTAAGACAAAAGTTAGAGAGGGAGCTCAAGGTGCATGGAATGCGATTACTAGTATTTTTGGTGGAATTGCAAATTGGTTTAGAAACATCTTTACTCAAGCATGGACAGCAGTTAAAAATGTATTTAGCACAGGAGGAAAGATATTTGATGGTATAAAAGAGGGAATTGTAAACTTCTTCAAAACAATAGTTAATGGAATTATTGGTGCTATTAACAAAATAATTGCAGTTCCATTTAATGCAATTAATGGAATATTACAAAAAATTCATGATGTTGAAGTTGCTGGGTTTAAACCATTTACTTGGATTCATAAATTCAATGTTCCAGAAATTCCTAAACTTGCACAAGGTGGTTATGTTAAAGCAAATACACCAAGACTTGCAGTGGTAGGAGATAACCGAACACAAGGCGAAATTATATCTCCAGTAGATAAAATGAAAGAAACATTCTTAAGTGCATTACAAGAGTTTAAAAATATGAATACTGGAATGGGTGGAGATTATGTTCCATTAGAAATCAATATACCAATTTCTTTAGATGGCGAGGAAATAGATAGAAAACAATATGAAAGAAGAGCTAGACTAGCACTTGCCACAAACGGAAGGAGGTCTTGATATCTATGGCTAGATATAGTGGAGATTTAATAAAACTAAATGGAAAAAGTTATAAGTGTATTACATCTTATAAAATTCAAAGAAATAAATTATGGAGTTCTGATACTGGAAGAAATATGGCTGGTGTTATGAAAGGAACTCTAATAGGAAATTTTCCTAAAATACAACTAGAAATAGAACCTTTAGATGCTGAAGAAATGAGAGAATTAGAACTCATTTTCGACTCGGCATCTTTTATTGTTGAATATTATAACAATAAATATGGTTGTACATGTACCGCAGATTATTATGCTAATGACTATGATGAGGACTTATATATAGGAAGATTACCAGAACTAAAATATAAGTCATTTGCGGTCAATCTAATACCAAACGAGGGGGAAGATAGGCATGTTAAAAACAACTAAAACTTTTAAAAATAAAATGAAAGTCTATGGAAAACAATTAAATATCTTACTTGGGTTTGGTAATACAAAATTAGATAAAACTCATGTAAAAAAATTAAATTTAGCCGTAAATGGCGATTTATTTACTTCTGTTATGAGACAGGTTGAACTAGAAATAGAAAACTATACAACAATTGATAAAAGTAAAATCATGACAGTTAGACAAGTGCATGAGGCAATGGTTAGGAGAGTGAATAAAACTCAAGTAAAATATTTAGCCGAGGACCAAGACAAAGAATATACAGTTGAAGATGTTCACAATATGAGTGTGGGAAAAATGGATAATGCTAGAGTAAAATTTCTTATTCCACATGATAAAAGAGAAAATATTGAAAATGCAAGTACGATAAATATTAAAATAGGGGTTAGGACATCAGAGTTTGATAATTATGAATATATTGACTGGGGTGAATTTGTTGTTTATGACAAAGAAGAAAAAATTGATACTCGCTCATTAAAATTATATTTATATGATCACATGATAGATAGCCATATTAAATATATTGATAGTCCTCTCACTCTCGACTATTCTACTGGAACTGTTACTATTTTAGATCTGTTAAGAGCTATATGTAAAAAATTCGGATGGACTTTAAAAACCACAGATTTTGCAAATGCTAACAAAGTAATAACTGAAGATAAATATGCAGAATTAACTGATTTTACATATAGAGACATTTTAGATGAAATTGCAGCAGCAGCTGGAGGTTTTATAAAAATTATAAATAAAGATTTATATGTAGCATATCCAACAGAAACTGGAGAAAAAATTGATGAAAATGATTTAGAAAAACTTACTATTGGAAAGAAAATAGGACCATATAACACAATGGTATTAGGTAGAAGTCCACAAGAAGATAATATTTACTATCCAAGTTCAATACCAGCCTCTGGTAGAGTAACAATAAGAATAGACAATAATCAAATTATGGATAGAAACAGAAGTGATTATATAGAGGAAATATATAATCATATTAATGGGTTATCTTATTATGTATTTGAATATACATCTTTCGGATTTGGCTATTTTGAATTTGGAGATATTGTTACATTAAAGGATTTACACGAAAATGAGTATAAAACAATATTGTTTAATATCAATGTAGAAATAACATCTGGAATAAAAGAAAAGGCAAATACAAAAGAACCAAAGTATAGTGATACTAAATACCAATATGCTACTGGAATTGAGAAAAGAGTAACTAATACTGAAATAATCACAAATAAGCAAGAGGGTAAAATACAAGAGATTATTGAAGAACAACAAGGTGCAACATCTAAAATGAATTTATTGGAGTCAACAATAAATGAAACCAAAAGGACCATATCTGATTTTCAGAGTGAAACAAACAACAAGATGGCAGAATTTAAGGAAAGCCTAGATGGTTTGAATGTAAATTTAAAAAACAATAGTGGTAACAATATTTTCTACTATGATACAGACTTTTGGAATGGAAATTCAATTGAAAGTTACATAGACACAGATACAAGAAAAAACACTGTTAGTGGAATGGGGTACAAATTATCAATAGGAACAGTATATCAAGATGCAATAGTAAAAAATGATGATTATACAATATCATTTTTATATAAAAATACAAACAAGCTTGATAATACAACAGTAACAATAAATGGTGTAGCTGAAAAATTGAGTTATACTGGTCAGGAGTGGAAAGAATATATCAAACGAATTAAAGTAACAGATAATAGAATTTCTGTTACTTTTAAAACAGATATTAATGAGGCAATAGAAATTGCTGATGTTATGGGAAATATTGGAGCGGAAAAACAAGCATGGTCTCAAAATCCTAACGAAACACATACCGACACAGTTGATATAGGAAAAGGAATACAAGTAAATTCAAGTACATCTAATACATACACAAGAATGGATGCAGATGGATTTAGAAGTTTCAACTCATCAACTGGCGAAGTAACAACAGAATTAACAGACAAGGGAACAGTAACAAAAGAATTAGAAGTAAAAACAAAAGCTTCAATTACAGGCTTACTATTTCAAGAAATTGAAGGTCAAACATGGATTTCAAAATTATAGGGAAAGGAGGATTTTAGATAATGGCAACAAATGAATATCTTAATAGCAATGGCTATAGTGGAAGATATATAGAGTTACATTGGTGGAGAACAGGAACTTGGAATGGAACAACATGTGGTTCAAATATACATTGGGAATTACATGGTAGAGGTCAAGCATCATCTAGTTGGTATAAAGCTGGTAATTTTAAGGTAGTTATAAATGGTCAAACATTGTACAATTCTTCTGACAGAATAAACTTATATAATGGAACATTAGTTGCTAGTGGAGATATTTCAATACAACATGATAATAATGGTAGTAAATATTTTACGGCAAGTATTGAGGCAGGAATTTATACTTATGCAGTAAATTGTAGTGCTAGTGGTGGCTGGTGGTTAGACTCTATTCCAAGAAATTTAGACAGTATAAATTTGACAGAAAGAAGTCATGGCTATAATTATATACAAGTCGGATGGACATGTAGTCCAGCGAGAGATTATACACAATATTCTCTAAATGGTGGAGCATGGACAGATGCTGGAGATGCAGTTGCAAGTGATGGAAAATCTGGATGGTTTAATGTAATGAACCTAAAAGAAAGTACCAAATATACTATTAAAGTTAGGCTAAGAAGAGCAGATAGTGGATTGTGGTCAGAGTCCAATACAGTAACAATTACAACTGCAAGTGCTCATACATCTATAACACAATTTGTTGTAAATAAAGTAACTGGTAGAAGTGACCAATTAAAAATAACATGGGCTGCTGGACATGCTTGCGACAAAGGTTGGTATTCAATTGATAATGGTAGTACATGGAAAGAGGGATTAAGTTATCCAGACCAAATCATAAGTGGCTTAAGTAGTGCAACTTCTTATAAAGTTAAAATTAGAGTAAGAAGGAAAGATTCGCAACAAACAACAGATAGTGGAACAGTTACTCAAACAACATATACCCAAACCAAATTTACAAAAAATAATGTAAATCATATTAGTGGTTATAGTGGATTAAGTCAATTAAAAGTTGAATGGGCTACTAATATTACAATTCAAAAATTAGAATTATCCTTAAATGATGGTTCTAGCTGGACTAATAAAGGTAATCCAAATAGTTCTAGTGGAAGTTTTACAATAACAAGTTTATCAATAAATACCTACTACAATATAAAATTAAGAGCTACAAGTAAAGATGGTTCTGTTGTGACTACTACTGGAACAATAAAACAAAATACTTATAATAAAGTAACAGGAAGCTTATACAAAAATGGAACAAAACTCAATGTAACTACTGGCATACAATTAACAACCACAGATAAATTAGAATTTAAAGAAATTTCAAATCCAGCTGGTTGTACTTATAAAATTTATTTTGAAACACCAGATAATACTAGAAGATTAACACAAAGTGGAACAACAATAACTGCAGCACAAATTCAATCAATGTTTCAATATCTTCCTAATAGTAATTCACAATCATTTAATGTTGGAATTGCTACAATGAATGGAGATACAGAAGCACAATATATTGATTTTTATGGAAATCTAGTAATAACTAATTCAAATCCTACTTTTAATAATTTTACATACGAGGACACAGATGAAAAATGCAAGATTTTAACTGGAGGAAATCAAGGAATAATAAAAGGTTATTCAGATGTAAAAATAAATATTTCTAGTGCTAATAAAGCAACTGGAAAAGATTATGCTACAATAACAAAATATAGAGCTGTTATTGGAGAGAAGCAAAAAGAAATAGGATACTCTAATTCTTCAAATGTTAGTGGTCAAATAGATAATGTTGATAGTAATGTTTTTACAGTATATGCGATAGATTCAAGGGGAAATTCAACTGCAAAACAAATTAGCCCAAGTGCATTTTATAATTATTCAAATATAAAAATAACAAAAGCATCAATTATTAGAACTAATGTAGTTGGAAAAGAAACAGAGTTATCGTTTGAGGGACAATACTGGAATAACTCTTTTGGTAATATCATAAACGGAATTGTTAAATGCTATTATCAATATAAAACAACATCATCTGATAAATGGGTTACTGGAGCAACAACATTAACATTAACTTTTGATGGTAGTAAATTTAGTTTTAAAGGACTTATCAAAGGCGATGATGAAGCGGAAGGATTTTCAGTAACTAATAACTTTAATATAAAAATATATGTCGAAGATAGATTATCAAAATCTACTTTTGACTTAATTCTAGGCTCTGGAGCTCCACAACTTGCAATTGATCAAGAAGGTGTTGCAGTTGGTGGAATGTATAGAGCTGATTTAGGAAAGGGTTTGCAAATATATGGCAAACTCTTTTTAAATGGAAAAGAAATAAAAATATAATTTGAAAGGAGATAAAAAGATGTCTTTAAAAACTGGATTTTTAAAATTATTTAAATGGAATACTCAAGATGATGAGGACTTAAATAGTAACTTTGATATTGATGCAGCAATGAATGATAACTGGGACATGATAGACAATGCAGTTAGTAATCTAAGTGGTAATAAGGTTGATAAAGTTGATGGAAAACAATTATCAACAGAAGACTATTCAACAGAAGAAAAAAATAAATTAGATAAAATTGCATCTGGAGCACAAGTAAATAAAATAGAAAGTCTTACTTTAAATGGTAAAACTTTACCTATTTCAAATAAAGGGGTAAACATAAAAGATGAAGAAGTTACAAATGCCAGAAAATCAACAATTAAAGATAAGACATTTACAAGTGTAACGGCTCGTATTGAGGAATTAGAAGAAGAAGTTGATGGAATGGAAACAACAAGAGGACATGTTTATGGAATAAGAAGAAAAATAACAAATAATTCTAGTTCTACATGGGAAAGATTATTTGATAGTGTTGGAAAGGTTGCTAATGCTACAAAGAATGGTGGACCTGTTGAAAATAATTTCGATAGTTTAGCTCCTTGGTCTGAAATAAAATCATGCAATTATGATTTAACTACAAAAAAAATAAATGCTTGGTTTGGAGATGCTAATTTTAAATTTGATGGTAGCAAAGGGGATGTATTTACATATTATCCAAAAACATATTGGAAAATCTATCAAGAAAACGATTATGATTATGTTTTATTAGCAGATTATCCAAAAGCAGGTTTTACAGAAATAGATGGTTTCTTTATGGGAAGATATAATGCTTCCGTTGTTGCTGATGACGGATTACTACATACTTATAGCGGATTAGTGCCAACAACTAATAAGACAATAGGAGCTTTTAGAACTTTAGCAAAGGCTTTAGGAGATAATTTCTCTCAATTAGATTGGAGATATTTTGTTGTTCAAATGCTATATTTAGTCGAGTATGCAAACTATAACTCTCAATCAATGCTTGGAAATGGCATTCAAAGTCGTAAATATTTAAGAACACTTGTAGCAGAAAATAATACAAATAGAGCAATTGTTGGAAGTTCTTCTGGTTATTATGTAGGACAAATTATAAGAATTGGTACATCAGATGGTGGAACTCAAGTTGCAGATGCAAGAAAAATTACTGCAATTGAGGCTTATGATGAAAATGGTGTTACTGGTTCAGCAATAACATTTGATGGAGCAGCAGTTAATATAGCAGTTGATAATTTTGTTTGCACAATGGCACAAATTACTGGCCAATGTGATACATTAGGAATGAAATCTGGGTGCTTAAATAATGATGGTTATCATTCAATGATTTATAGAGGAATAGAAAATATTTTTGCACATATTTGGCAATGGGTGGATGGTATCAACATGATTAGTGGTAAGTTTTATATTTGTAAAAACCACTCTTTATATGCGAGTGATACTACAGAAAACTATAAACAATTAGGTTATAATGCTCTAGGCACTGAGGGCTATGCAAAAGAGTTGGATTTAGATGTTGATGAGCCATTCTTTAGATTTCCAAAAGCTGTTGGAGGGGGAAGTAATACTTATTTATGTGACTATTATTACAATAATGCCACTTCAATTGCTGAAGGAGCAAAAAGGGTTGCTCTTGTTGGTGGTAGCTTCTACTTTGGGGCTAACGATGGCTTGTGGTC